TTCAATGGCGGAAACCGTGTGAGACAGCTCGCACTTTTCCAGGCAATGCCTGAGACCATTATCGCGAGAAATGCTGAGACAGATGCTCGTGATTGGTGGTGGACAGATGATGTGGCAAGTGCAGCCCTCTTCGGCAATGTGAGCCTCAGCGGCAAGGCGAGCAACACCGGCGCTTCTTACGCTGGCGGTGTCCGCCGGGCTTTCCTGATCAAGAAATCATAAATCCGGGCCCCCTTGTGGGCCCGATGGATAAGGAGATGACAAAAGATGTCTGGTGTCCGAAAAAGTGAAAGAGGCGAGAGCAGACTTGAGGCTCAGCATGTGGCTTATAAGCTCAGAAAGATGATCGTCAAGGAGCTTCTCACCGATTTCGGAACTAAAAACAACACCATGCCAGAATGGCTCATCGAGGAAGAGCGCAAGCGTGTCCTGGATCTTGTCCAGGGCATCAGCGCACATCTGAGAGCGGCCAACACTATCTGGCCGGATTATATGGTGGAATTCACCGAAAGACGATTGCAGATGGACAAGGCTCTTGAGTGTTGCAATATGCTCCAGGATGAGCTCCAGGCGATTGCGGAGATGGTCCCAGCAGATAAAAACAGATATACACAGATCGTGCTGGAGATTGAAAAGGAATTCAATCTCATCAAGCGCCTGAGGCAATCGGACAACAGATTCCTTAAGAATCTCAAAGATAGGGCAGCTCCTGATTGTGCAGCCAACTTCGGCAATGTGAACAACAACGGCAATGCGAACAACAACAGCGCTTCTAACGCTAACGGTGTCCGCCGGGATTTCACAGACGCATCAAGGGGCTAATGTCCGGATGCGACAATGGGAAAGGAGGAGCTGTCCTTCCTGCAAAGGTAAATAGCGGCCATGACGGATCCAGCCAAGGCTGGTGATCCTCTCAGCGTGGTTTTTAATTTATGGGAATTTATACAGATGCAAACCTCATCTATGAGGCTGGTGACAGGGCGATGGAAGGTGCTCCCTGGAAGCACGCGACACATCTCTTCGAGATGAATCATTTGCTGGAGACAGCAAAGATCCAGAAGCAGATGGAAGAGCGGAGCTATTCACCAGATTGCGGAAAAACTTTTGTTATTCGGGAGCGAGGAAAAAGAAGAGTGGTCACAAGTATTCCGTGTCCGGATAAAACGGTCAATCATGTCCTATGTGACAATGTGCTCGGTCCTCTTCTGGATCCGTACCTCATTCATGACAATGGGGCAAGCAGAAAAGGCAAAGGTGTGGCTTTTCACCGGAGACGATTCGAGCAGCACATTCATGAATACTACAGAAAATATGGAAATCAGGGATTCATCCTCCTGGGAGATTTCAAGAGCTATTATGCGAGCATCGATGCGGCACTTGCCACAGAGATGCTCGTGTCGCTCTTGGAGAAAAGCGGAAAGCTCTCCAAGGAAGATCTGGATCAGACCGAATGGCTCCTTGAGACCATCCTGGGCGATGGTGTGGGAGTGAATATCGGTGGCCAGCCCTCTCAGAATGTCGGAATCACTTTTGCGCATGGCATCGACAACTATGTGAAAACAGTGAGAAGCCAGAGATTTTATGGCAGATATTCAGATGATTTCTATTGCATCAGTCCGAGCAGGGAATTCCTGCAGGAGCTCACCGAGGGCATATCAATAGAGGCTCAGAAGTGCAAGCTGACAGTGCATCCGAATAAGACGCACATTGCGAAGCTCGATGAGCCATTCAAGCACCTGCAGATCAGCTATCGTCTCACAGAGACCGGCAAGCTGGTCAAAAGGATCAATCCTGAGGCTGTCACAAGAGAGCGGCACAGGTTGAAGGCATACAAGCGACTACTCATGGCCGGAAGGATGAGCGATGAGGAAGTGGAGAACGCTTTCAAGAGCTGGATGGTCCTCAATTACAAAGTGATGTCAAGGATGCAGATCCAGGGCATAAATAATCTTTACACAGATCTATTCGGAAAGGAGATCACATGGAAAATATCACGATTGCGTTATCTAACGGCACAGAGCTCACAGGCTTAGAGCTCAACGGTAACAATTACATTTCACCTGAGAAGCTGACGGAGGACACCTTTGCTGACGGTCTCTCTCCGGTAGTGATCAATGGGGAAGAGCATGAGCAGATGGCTCTTGTGCAGTGCATCCAGCACGCTGATGGCCGCACCTGGTTCATCTTGAGAGATGTGACTGCGGAAGAGGTTGCGAATGCAAAGCTTCGCTCTGACATTGATTTCATCGCACTGATGTCTGACATCGAATTATAAGGAGGTTGAGAAGATGGCAAAGAATAAACAGCACAGCCCTAAGTTTGCACTTGTAAAGAGCTACTATGCAAGGAAGCTCTGGAATGAATATCGCGTCCGCATGGCCGTAGTACATGCCTGGATCACATCGGAGGAATTCGAGGAGATTGTCGGCAAGCCTTATGAAGAGGAGGAAGCCGGAGAATGAATGAGCCTATAGGATTGACACCTGCTGATGTTTGGCAGCTCATCCTTGTGATCTGTGGTGCGATCATCACAGTGTCCGGAGCGATCAGCGTTATCATCAATCTGGCGAATAAGGCAAAGGAGCCGAACAAAATGCAGGATCAGAGAATCAAAGCTCTGGAGGAAAAGGTGGATGAAATCACCGGACGATTGAAGGAAGGTGACAAGCATTTTGATTCTGACAGTGAGCGCATGGATGCGCTTGAGCGATCCATGAAAGAAACTAACCAGGTAATCATCGAGAGCTTGCAGGCTCTCACAGCTCATGCGATAGATGGGAACAACACACAGGAGCTCAGGGAAGCCAAAAAGAGGCTCGATGATTATCTTATTAAAAAAGTATAGGAGGAAATCAGACATGAAGATGAGCAATAAGGTCTATGACATACTTAAGTATATCACGCAGATCATCATCCCTGCGGTGGCAACTTTATATTTTGCCCTGGCTGGGATCTGGGGCTTTCCTTATGGAGAGCAGATCGTGGGAACTCTCACGGCAATCGACACATTCCTTGGAGTGTGCCTGGGCATCTCGACAATGAATTATAAGAAGGGCGGTGAAGCGTAATGAAGGGAATCGACATCTCCGGATGGCAGAAGGGCATCAAGCTCGACAAGATTGATCTTGATTTTGTCATCATCAAAGCAACACAGGGGACAACGATCACCAGCAATTCCTTCGCTGATCAGGCAAGCCAGGCATTCAAGCTCGGCAAAAAGGTAGGATTCTATCATTATGCCGGAGGCGGCGGAGCTGAGGCAGAAGCAAAGCATTTCATCAATGTTGTGAAGCCTTATCTGGGAAAAGCCATTCTCGTGCTTGATTGGGAAGGTGAGCAGAATCCAAACTTTGGAAATTGTGCTTATGCCATTGATCTTCTGGCTCAGATCAAAAAGCTGAGCGGAGGCATCACACCATTCATCTATATGTCCAAGAGCTATGTGAGACAGTGGGCATCTGCCTGGGCAACGATTGCCAGGGAAGTGCCTCTCTGGTGCGCGCAGTATGCCAACAATCAGATCACAGGCTATCAGGAGAATCCATGGACAGATGCCAAGGGCTTCGGTCCTTGGGGCGATGGCTGTGCAATCTATCAGTATTCAAGCCACGGCAGACTGAATGGCTGGGCTTCCAATCTTGACCTGGACAAAGCTTTCATCTCTGCAGAAGAGTGGGATGCATACGCTTCCGGATCCGGAGCGCCTGCTGCCGCTCCTAAGAGTGTGGATGAGCTGGCCAAGGAAGTCATCGAAGGCAAGTGGGGCAATGGTGCTGACAGAAAAGCCAAGCTTACTGCAGCCGGATATGACTATGCAGCTGTGCAGGCCAAGGTGAATGAGATTGCCGGTGTGGTATCTTCCACAGGAAAGAAGAAAACGGTCACAGAGCTGGCCAAGGAGGTCATCCAGGGCAAGTGGGGCAACAATCCTCAGAGGAAGAAGGCTCTGATCGCAGCTGGATATGACTATAACGCGATCCAGAAGAAAGTGGATCAGCTGATGAAAAAATGATCGTGGCGGAGGTCGGAGGCTTGGAGGCTCCCTCCTGCGAGCTCACCAATGCCACAAAGAGAGAAGCACCTGCAGAGACTTGAGCTCCTGCAGGTGCTTTTTTTTATGCTGGAATTCGAATTCTAAAGATGATACAATCCTGGTGGATGAAAAGGTTTGCCGACAAATCTTTTAAGTCCACTTGGCGGATGGTAGGCAAACCTTTTTGCCTATCTCTGCCGGTAACATTAAAAAATATATAAGCCTCGCCATTCTTAAGCTCTATCTTATCAATGAAAGTCTCGACAAGCCGAGATCTGAATTCGGCATCCGTCACATCTCCATTTTTGAATTGATTAAGCCATAAAAGAATCACATCCCTTGAGAGCATCGGCTGCTTTATGCTTTCGCCGGCGATCTCGCTCTTGAGGCCCTTGATTTCGTCATCCACAGCCTTGATGCGGTCAATCAGTCCGCTGACATCCGGAGCCACCTCCAGAGCATCGAGAAGCTTCTCCTGCCTCTTCTGTGCTTCGGCCAGCTGACGCTCCAGGACATGAAGGCGCTCGTGCTTCTGATCTTCCGTCTGCAGGTCCATGATCCTGTCCGTGATCTGTCCGATCATGTCATCGGTCAACATGTCAGAGCAGATGGCATCGACAACGGCATCCTCCAGGACATCCCTTCTCACATTCTTGAGCTCACATGGATGTCCGTCTTTTTTATTTCCACAGGCATAATAATAGTGCATGTCACCTGTGTGGCTCCTTCCGCTGGATCCTCTGACGGTAGCTCCGCAATATCCACAGACGACTTTCCCAGATAACAGATATTCTGTTTTGGCATTCCCTGACGCATTATTTCGGCTCGTTTTGAAGTGTTTTTGTGCTTCCATGAATATTTCCTCACTGACTATCCCAGGGACGCTCAGAGGGACTCCTGCGAGCTCCCACGAGCCAATATAACGATCATTGTGCAGCATACGATGGAGCACTCCGGGAGAGACATCTGATCCCCGGCTTGTCTTTATCCCTCGGCGCTTGAACATGGCGAGGATGTCCTTGATCTTGGCCCCTTCGATATGCATCTGGAAGGCCTCGCGGACACCTGCTGCCGCTGGCTCATCTATTATCACATGCCTGGCTTCATCCAGCTTATATCCGACAGGGATGGATCCTCCGCAATAGATTCCCTTCTTGGCGCTTTCCTTGATGCCTCTGGTGACCTTCTGGCGAAGATCTGCAGAGTAATATTCCGCCAATCCTTCCAGGACGCTCTCCAGGATGATCCCCTCAGGACCATCCGGCACAGATTCCTTGGCATAGCGGAGCTCTACTCCGGCACGCTTAAGCTTCATCTTGCAATTCGCAATATCATATCTATCTCGGCCAAAGCGGTCGATCTTCCACACGATCACACAATCAAAGCGGTGATGCTCCGCATCGTAGAGCATCCGCTTGAATTCGTCACGGCCTTCCAGGCTCTTTCCAGAGATGTGGTGGTCAGCATAGATCTCCACGATCTGAATGCCATTGGCCTCGGCATAGGCCCGGCAATCTGCCACCTGTCCCTCGATGCTCTGATCGGTCTGATTCGGCCCTGCAGAATATCGGGCATAAATCACTCCATTCATTTCATATCTCCAATCTTTAAGGCATAGGCCACAATGCGCTTTGTCTGTTCGTCTGCATGTCTCCAGGCATTCACAAGAGACTTCTCTTCAAAAGAATACTCATCTGGTGTGCTTTTTCTATCTTCTAAAATTTCATTCAGCGAGACACCAAAAAGATCCGCAATCTCATCAGCCTTTTCAAAGCCAATCGATCGCTCACCTCTTTCCCACATACTGACAGCGCTCTCGGAAACGTGGAGCTTTTTTGCTAATTCCTTTTGCGTGAGGCCTTCGCCTATTCTCAGCCGCTTTACTTTTCTAATATCTATTGCCATGAAAGCCACCTCCTTCCTTGTGTTTTCGATTATACACTAATAGTGTAGATATTTCTACACAAAAAGTGTTGACATCACAACACAATATGTGTAGAATACCAATTGTAGCCACACAAAATGTGCGGAACAACAGAAAGGAGGATCCCATGGAAGAGAGAAAAGCAATCATCGCTCAGAGACTTCGAGAAATCCGTGGACACATGACACAATCCGAATTTGCTGATTGGATAGGGGTTGAGCCGACAACGGTGTCCATGTACGAGAGAGCGGAAAGAATTCCGAGCGATGGTGTTAAGATCCGAATCGCGGAATTGTGCGGAAAAACTGTCCAGGAAATTTTTTTCGACTAAAAGCGCACATAATGTGAAGATTGCCAAGAAAATGAACACAGATTGTATAGGTAGGAAGTTCAATGAAAAGATTGTTTTACGTTTACGAGATCAAGTTAAGAGGGACAGATCGATGCTACATAGGCCAGACAGCGAATCCGGGAGACAGACTGATGACGCATCTGTCTGAGCTCAGGAGAGGATCCAAGAAAAGCATCTGGATGGAGGATTTCAAAAAGTACGGTGTCACCGGCTTCGACTTCTCGATCATTGCGACAGCAAACACACGAGAGGAAGCCAAAAGGATTGAATCCGAGCAGATACTCGAACGAATGGCCATCTATAACCATGACAAGCGCGTAACAAGTAAGGCAATCGAAGGAATCAACTTTATATAAACAGGAGGGATTTATAAATGGAAAACAAGCAACTTATTCTCGATTCACTTTGCTCAGCTCTCCAGCTGACAAGAGACCAGGCAGATCTTGAAGCTCTGGAATACAAAGAGATCGGTCCTGATGAGCAGCGTGTCATCGCCACCTATGACGGAGGCGGATCTCGTGAGATCAATGTCTCGCTTGATTCCGGGATCGCGATGATCCGGGACGTCCTGAGGGCGATCGAATGAGAAAGCGGACAGGATTCCTGCAGGGCTTTCCAGAGCGCTTGACAGAGGCCATCGAGGCGCGAGGAATCACCACGAGGCAGCTCTGTGAATGCACCGGCAAGGAGAGAAAAACAATCTACGCATACAAATATGGAGACCGTTCGCCTGATGCAGTGACTTTGGCCAGGATGTGCTGCCTGCTCCAGGTATCAGCCGATTATCTCCTCTTTGGAACAAAAAAAAATAATGGAGGC